GTTAATGCGATTGATTGCTAATATTACATTATACGAGTTACATTCAAGAATTAACCCTCGTAACATACCTACTTTCAGAATTGAGCGAAGAGATGACGCGATAAGGTACTTAACCAAAGTTGCAGATCCTCGTAATAATATTGAGATTGACCTACCTCTAGTTGATCATGGAGAACAAAAAGGGCTAGATATAAGCTATGGAAGCAGCGAATTAACCAATAATCACACATACTAATGGCACTATTTGACTTTCTTAAAAGTAAACCAGTTGAAGTTGATAATATAGATAAGAAGATCAACGAGCGTATTCAGGTAATTGAAAAGGTCATTCAACGAGAATACACCCGAACTAATCAGAATATAAGCAAGTGGAGACAACAGACTATAATAGCTGAAAGCATTCACAACCCTCAAAGAGCTGAATTATACAACATTTACAAAGATGTTGTACTAGATGGTCACTTAACAGGCTTAATGAACACTATCTTAATGAAAGTTCAAGCCTCTGAATTGTTGCTTTGTGATGAGGACGGGGAAATAAACCAAGAATACACGGATAAACTGAAAGAAAGTTGGTTCTTTGATTATGTTCGTTACGCTGTTGAAGCTAGGTTTTATGGTCATTCATTGATCCAAATCAAAGGCGTTAAGAATGATAAGTTAGATTTGGAGTTAGTGGATAGGCAACACGTTTGTCCTGAGACTGGACGGGTTAAATCAGAGCCACTTGCACACGCTGAATCGGGTGCGCCTTACAGAGAGCGTCCATTTGTTGATTGGCTTATTGAGATTGGAGATAAGCATGATTTAGGAATCCTTCATAAGGCTACACCTTTGGTTCTATGGAAAAAGGGAGTGCAAGGTGCGTGGTCACACTATGCTGACCTATTCGGTATGCCACTTAGAATTGGAAAAACTGCTATTGGCAACCCCACCAATAAGAAAAACATGGAAAATATGATGTCGAGCATGGTTCAATCATCATGGGCGGTTATTGGTATAGAGGATGAGGTTGAGTTCGTTCAGTCGGGTAATTCTGACGCGTTTGAAGTGTATGATAGGCTTATTGCTAGAATGAATAGTGAGCTTTCTAAGCTTGTATTGTCGCAAACGGGTACAACGGAGGAGAAAGCACACGTAGGGAGCGCAGAGGTTCATGAGAGAATATTAAACGACTTAATTTCACAAATTAAGCGTGATATAATATTCAACTTCAAAGAGCAAGTATTACCTAAATTGAAGATGTTAAACATCGTGCCAGACAATATTTATCCTAAGTGGGATAATTCAGAAAAGCAGAGTTTGAAAGAGAAATTCGCTATGGTGGAAAAACTGTTACCGCACTACACTATTGATCCTGATAAGATAAATGAGATGTTTGGAATCGAAGTTGAAGAGAAAGCGACTTTTGGAGCAACTCCAAGCGTAATGGATAAAGTAAACAACTTATACAACTTCGATTAATGCCCGAATTTCAGTACACAGAAGCAGAGTTTGAACAGTTATTGAATAACGTGTATAATGGTGCTATAACACCCGACAACTTGCCTTTTGATTTGTACTTAGCGACTCAATTATACTTATCTGAAGCAATTGATAGGGTGTTCAACAAAGGTATTGATTTAGATGTAGGTAGTCCAGATTTTGACCTTTACAGACATTACCAACACAATATTGCTGTTTTTAGCGGTGCAAAGACCTATCATCAAGCCAAAGACATGAGTTCTAAGGTGTTCACTAAAAGTGGGTACAAGAAAGAGTTCAGAGAGTTTGAAAAAGAAGCAAAGCAAGTCTTTGACATGTATAATAAAAACTACTTACGTACTGAATTTGATACAGCTACTACCAACGCTCAAATGGGTACACTTTGGAATGATTTTGAAGCCAATGCAGAAGCTTTACCATATCTTAGATATGTAACGGCTAAAGATGAGAGGGTTCGAGATAGTCATAAGGCATGGGATAATATCACGTTACCAGTTAGTCATCCCTTTTGGCAAACTCACACTCCTGCTAATGGTTGGAATTGCAGATGTATGCTTATTCAGTTAGGAGAAGATGAGTATGGAGAAATCACAAGCGATGAGTTAGTAAATAAATTGCCCGATGTAGACAGTAAGATGTTTAGATCTAACCCTGCTAAGACTAAAAAGATATTTGATGAAGAACACCCATACTTTCTATTTAACGAACAACACAAGAGGTTTGCGAAAAATAACTTTGGATTTCCTACACCAAGTAAACCTAAATAAATGGCTAAGCGTTGGAACATAAAGAAAAAGATAGACGCGTTCGAGAAAATGAAACGCACTTTACCTGTTCGATTGGGTAATAAGTATAAGAATCACTTTATTAAAGCGTTTGCAGACGAAGCGTTCAGTTATGATACACCAAAATCTGACCCGTGGGCGCAAAGGACCAGCAAAACGAAACGAGATAAGCAAACTAATAAAAGAAGAGCACTACTAGTACAAAGCGGTTCTTTAAAGCGTTCTATTAAGGTTAAGAGAGCAACGTGGAGCAAGATACAAATCGGTTCATACGGTATACCTTACGCTAGTTACCACAACAAAGGGACAAGAGACATACCTCAACGTCAATTCATTGGAAAATCTCCAATAGTAGAAAAGCAAGTTGGAAAACTAATACAGAACGAAATTAAACACATATCTAAGTTATGATTAAGACAATATACACCGATATATTAACCCGATTACAATCAGAGTTAAACAACACCGTAAAGCATTACGGTCTATGGAACAATCAAATCGGAAACGAGCAAATCGAAAAACCTTTTCGTTTCCCTGCATTGTTTATTGAGTTCACAGATATTCCTTATAGGTCTGAAGGGTATGGTTCGCAAAAGATTGATTTAGGTTTTTCAGTCCATTGCGTATTCTCGCAGCTTATCCAAGATTTAGATATGTTAGATGTAGTTAACCAAGTAGGGTTAACGCTTCATGGCTTTGCGCTAGATTATTCAACGAATATAACTAGAGTTTCAGAAGTTCAAGACGTAGATAGAGATAGGTTAACCGACTGGGTAATTAACTTTGTTTGCACGATAACCGTTGATGATGCTGTACCAGTTCAGAATATGACTCAGACAACACCTACGAGTTTAGGTGTCACAGCGCAACTTGACATTGATAATAATGTTATACGTAGTGGGGACGGTACTATTTAGTAGTATCTTCTCTATAATTCTCTAAATCTCGGTAAATAGTCCGAACACTCAAGAACAACCGATCTGCTAAATCGTTAACAACGTACTCTAGTTTTTCATGTGTTCTTTTGCGCACCTCTTCAACAATAAATTGTCTGCGCGCTTGTAGTGTTTCCTTTTTTTTTACTGACATAGTGCGTATAAGTGCCTTAAAGATACGCAATTAAGAATTAATTAATTCAATTTTGATACATGGACTTTAAAGAACTTCATAGTATTAAAAACGAAACAGCCACTATATTCTTGTATGACTCAATAGGTCTACGTGAAGATGGTAGAGGTATTGAAGGGGCTAGAGTCGCTGAACTTATTAATATGTTTGACAGCTTCGAGCATATCGAAGAGATCAAGATTCGTATTAATTCAGGCGGTGGTAGTGTATTAGATGGTTATAGTATAATGCTTGCTATTATGGCTACGAATAAACCCGTTCACACTTACGCTGATGGAATAGCTGGTTCAATAGCAGGAATTATATTTCAAGCAGGAGATAAGAGGTATATTTCAGACTTTGGAAAAGTTATGATTCATAACCCAGTATCAGGTAAGAGTAAAAACGAAAATCAGAAGAAAGCTATTAATGCTCTAAAAGATAGTCTAATGACTGTATTAGAGAACAACAGCAAAATGGATAGACCGAAGATCGACGAGCTTATGAACGCTGAGACGTGGTTTAGTGCAGGTGAAGCTGTTGCTTTAGGTTTAGCTGATGAGGTAATCAGTACTAAGCGAGTGATTGATGTAGATAATATTGTATCGAAAGACCTAATGCTAATAATGAACGAAGTCCACACAAAACAGAATATCAAACCAAAATCAAATAAAATGAAAGACGTTTTAAACTTTTTGGATTTAGATGAGAATACAGAAGAAGGTAAAGTGCTTGAAACTGTTAAATCTTTGAAAAATTCAATTACAGAAAAAGAGGCTGATTTAGAGTCTAAGTCAAGCGAGTTAACTGAGCTTAAAAACAAAGTTGAAGCACTAGAAAAAGAAAAGAACGAAGCAAACAAAACTATCATCGTTTCTAAAATTGAAAACGCTATTGAGAATGGTGTATTCAAGAAAGAAGAGAAAGAAGCTTTGGTTCAGAAGTTTGAGAACAACTTAGAGGCTTTAGAATTAGTTGTTAAAGCTACTAACAGACAGCCTATTGATGTAATGAATCACGTAAGAAATTCATCTAAAGCAGAAGAAGAAAAAGGACTTAGAGAGTTAGAAAAGTCTAATCCTTCTAAAGTTGAAGAAATCAAGAACAATAACCCTGAATTATATAAGGTTATGTTCAAGAAAGAATACGGAGTTGAACTATAAATTTTAAACAAAAAAGAAATGGGAATAATTAAGGAAATTTGGGTAGCAGATATAAAGGAGACTCTGCACCAAGGGAATGAGTTTATCAAAGCTGGTACTGATCACGGTATCTATACTGGAAACGGTGTTGTTCATGTACCACAGTCGGGGGCTGCTCCATCTGTTGAAAAAAACAGATCAACTTTGCCTGCTACAATTGCACAAAGAACTGATACGGATTTAACGTACAACTTGAATGAGTTTACGACTGATCCTATCTTAGTTAAGAGATTTGATGAAATGCAAACTTCTTACGCTAAGAGGCAGTCTGTATTATCTCAGCACTTAGAGGTAATGAATGAGCGAATCGGTAATGAGGTTGCTCATGACTGGTCTCCTACTGGTTCAACTGACTTAGTCCTTGAGACTACTGGTGCTGCTACGGCTGAATTACCAAACGCTACGGCAACTGGTACAAGAAAGCTAATCACTAAAGAAGATGTTGCAAGAATGGCTTTAAAGCTTGACCGCGATAATATGCCAAAATCTGGTAGATCGTTATTGTTACCTGCGCAAATGGTTTATGAATTACTAGGTGTTGACGCGCTTGTAAGACAAGACTTTGGTAGATCAGGGGATTTATTAACTGGTGTTGTGACTAAGTTATTCGGATTTGACATCTATATGAGACCAAGCGTAGTAACATTCAATAATACAGTAACCAAGAAAGCTGTTGGTGCTGTTGCTGCTGCAACTGACTGTTTAGGTGCTATTGCGTTTCATCGTTCTGCTGTTGCTGCTGCAACTGGTGCTGTCAACGTATTCGGAAATGATGAAAGAGCTGATTACTACGGTACTATTCTTTCTGCATTAGTAGAGCATGGTTCTTCTAAGCTTAGAACAGATAATAAGGGTATCGTTGCAATTCGTCAAGGTTACGTTGCACCATAATTTTAACTTATGAAGTTAGAATCGACAAAAGATAAAGCATTAAAACTGCTCCGTGCCAATGGTGGGGGCAGTTTGTTTGCAACTTCGGATGGACAGATTTTTCACGAGCAAAATTTTGCGCATTCTCATTCATTCAACTTAAAAGATAAAACAAAATACATATTCAGTACAGAGTCTTTGGATAACTTCAAGAGACTATTGTTCAAGGGTAGTGGTTGGCAATTTATCGAATTACCGAATGAAACAGATAAGAGTAAACTTGATGATATGACAATCAAAGAGTTAAAGAGTATTGCGAAGAAAAACAACATCGAAGTAAAAGGCAAAAGAGATGCGATTTTAGAAACTTTAAAAAATAATCTATAATGGGATTATCAAAAATAACAGTCAATAGGGGGAAAGGTGGCTTAGGTCGTCCTTTAGCATCTAACGACCACATTTCGGGGCTAATCATGCCTTATACAGATGCAGACCTACCTTCAGGATTTACTACTTCTGACAGAATCAAAGCAGTATTTAGTATTGCTGAGGCTGTTGCTTTAGGTATTACTGAGGGTGGTGCTGATACTGACATACTTTGGTATCATGTAGATCAGTTCTTCAAGAAGCAGCCAAAGGGGAAGCTTTACATTCATCTTGTTGATGATACTGCAATTGATTACTCCGAAATCGAGACCTTACAAGCTTTTGCTGAAGGAGAGATCAGGCAAATTGGGTATTATGATGGTGGTACTGCATTTGCAACCGCTACATTAAACACCTTACAAACTTCATGCGACAACTTGGAAACTGCTGATACTCCGTTATCTGTTATATATGCAGGTAACTTTGAAGGAGTGGCAAATATCGCAGCGTTAGACGACCTTAGAGCGTTAAGCAACAAAAACGTATCTGTTGTTATCGGAGAAGATGGTAACGGAGCAGGTGCAGCTTTAAGAGCTTCTAAATCTCAATCAATTACTTGTTTAGGTGCGGTACTTGGTGCTGTATCATTTTCAAGTGTTCACGAGAATATCGGATGGGTTGATAAATTTGAAATGACAGATGGTGTTGAGTTTGATGAGCCAGCATTGGCATTGACAGCTGCAACAGTACTTGTTAAATCAGAAGCAAAAGCAGCTTTAGACAGCTTAAACGATAAAGGGTATATCTTCTTACGTAAGCACGTGGGAATTAACGGTACTTACTTGAACGATTCTCCAACAGCTATCGCATTAACAAGTGATTACGCTTACATTGAGAACAACAGAACGATTGATAAGGCGGTAAGAGGTGTAAGAACCTTTATGTTGCCAAACATCAATTCTCCGTTATATGTAAACAATGATGGTACACTTACAGAAGATGTGATTGCTAAGTTCAAGAATGACGCTTCAAGGGCTTTAGCTCAAATGGAAGTCGATGGAGAACTAAGCGCTTTTGAGGTTGTAATTAACCCCGCACAAAATGTTCTAAGTACTTCTAAGATTGAATTAGCGTTAACGCTTGTACCAGTTGGAGTAGCTAGAGAAATTGTTTTAAATATAGGCTTTGCAGTCAAATTATCTAACGCTTAAAAATAAAGAATTATGTTACCATTAATCAACGGTACTGCGTTTGATTTCACGCAAATCATAGCAAGAATCGGAGGTGTTCCAGTTGCTTCTATTAGTTCTATTGATTACGAAGAGAACCAAGAGAAAGCGAACAACTACGGAGCAGGAAGCAGACCAGTCTCAAGGGGAAGAGGTGCTATTGAAGTGACCGCAAGCATGGAGTTATCAATGAACGACATCGAGTCAATCAGAGATGCTGCACCTAATGGAAGCTTATTAGCTATTCCACCTTTCGATATTATTATCCATTATGCAAATCCTCAGAATCCACGTACTCACACATTAAAGAACTGTGAGTTTACTAATGATGGTATCTCGGGATCGCAAGGAGACACGGATTTAAAGAAATCACTTGACTTAGTAGTATCACATATAGAGTACAGTTAGGTTGTTTTTTTTCTATGGTCAAGAATATTCCACATGGTGCTTTACTGTGTGGAATTTCTTATTTTTAACCAACTGTTTAAATTACAATGACATATGGAAAAAACGAACAAAATTAAAGAAGCTCCAAGCGGTGCAAAAAACTTGATTGAGATTGAATTGGAAGATGGGACAACGGCGTATGCTTACTTGAAGCCAATTCCAAGACATACTTTAGAGGCTGCTTTAGGTCATATGACCGCTGCACAGCCTAGAGTTATTACCGCAGGAGAGTTAATCTTCAATTCATGTGTGTTCAAAGACGCAATGGATGAGAGAATTAACCAAGACGAGGACTTAAAGACAAGCTTCTTTATGAAGTGTGTAGAACTAATTGAAATTAGAACTGGAAGAATAAAAAAGCTATAAGCGAACATCGTTTGGATGATAAAAAAGGAGACTCCCTAAGGAAAATGGGGGCGTTGATTCGCTTCCATTATAAGATTGACCCCAACACCTTAGACGATGACGAGTTCGCAAGAATATGGGGGGATTTAGTGTATGCACTTAACTACGAAGCGAAACGATACGGAACTGAATAATGGCAAGTAATAAAGAAGAATATATAATCAGTCTAGTAGATAAAGGAGTATCTAAAGGACTAAACGATGTCATGAACCAAGTTGCCAGCCTCAGGAATAAGGTTGGAGGTTTAAACCAATCAGTCGGAAAAAAAGGTTTAGGCGGTGCATTATCTTCTTTAAAGGGTGTTGCTAGTACAATCGGTTTAGTTGGTTTAGGTGCAGCAGCTGTTCAAGCAGGGCGAAACATGATACGCTTGACCGCTAACATGGAGCAGACAAGGGTTGCTTTTGGTACTTTCTTAGGTTCTACTAGTGAAGCAAACAAGCTAATCGGAGAGCTTAGACAATTTGCAAATGTTACACCTTTTGAAACGAACCAAGTGTTAGAAGCTTCTAAGACTCTGATGGCGTTTGGTATGGGGGTTGATGAAACCAAAGAGTCAATGCAATTCTTAGGGGATATTTCCGCAGGTACTGGAAAGGATTTAAAAGAATTAGGTGTTATTTTCGGTCAAATTAGAGGTATGGGTAGACTTCAAGGTCAAGACTTACTCCAATTAATCAATGCAGGGTTTAATCCTTTACAGATCATAGCTGAAAAGACTGGAAAGTCAATGTCTACTTTAAAGGACGAAATGAGCAAAGGGCTTATATCATTTGATATGGTTAAAGATGCTTTCAAGTCTGCTACTTCTGAGGGTGGTAGATTTTACAAGATGATGGATAAGCAATCCAAGACATTGGCTGGTCGTTGGTCCACGTTTATAGGTAAACTTCAAGAACTAATGATTCAAATTGGAGAAGCCTTAGCACCATTAATGAACGCTATTGTTGATATAGGTCTAGCATTACTAGAACACAAAAAAATACTAGGCACTTTAGGGATTACAATTGCTATTATAACTGCTGGTTTTGTATTTTTCAAAATCGCTACGTTTGCGGCTTCTTTTTCAGTTATGGGAATGATTAGTTCGATTAAGTTGTTGACTGCTGCAATTGCATCTAATCCTATCGGAGCAATCGTTACTGCTGTAACACTTCTTATTATTGGATTAGTCGCTCTTATTCGACATTGGGATGCTGTTACATCTAAATTACGTGAGTTCGGTGTGGTAGGTAATTATATTGCTGACATAATGGAGTATATCAAGACTGGTTGGAATAACCTTGTTAATGCTTTTAAGTTTGGGGGTATATTAGGAATACTTAGGAAGATTGGAGTTGTATTAGTACAGACTATTCTATCCCCTATTACTTTTTTAATTAAGACGCTAGCTAGATTACCTGGTAAGTTTGGAGCTTTTTTTAAAAAAGCCTCTGGTCAAATGGACGACTTTTATTCAGAGTTAGCTGGAGACGCTGAGAACCAAGCAGCCGCAGACAAAGCAGCAGAAAGACAAAAGAAGCTTTTAGCTCTACGATCAGAAGCAGAAAAAGCAAGAGCAGCTTATGAAAAATCCCTTCAAGTGAAACAACAAACTGGGATTAAATCAAGTGCTAATTCCAATTCAGCAAGTTTAGGATCTACCAAAGGCGGTTTAACGGCTGTAACATCTTCAGCACCTAAAGTATTCAATATCAGTATTGATAGCCTTGTGGAGTCGATGAATTTTGAAACGGTAAAAGATACTACACAATTGAAAGACGTTATTAGAACAGAGGTTTCCAAGCTTTTATTAGGTGTTGTTAACGACGTTCAAACTACTTAAACTATGGATCAATTCGCTAGATATAACTTTGTGGCTAGAGCAGTTAAAGTTGCTCAGACAAAGCTTTACGATTTTACAGATACAGAGCCAAACAACGCTTTTGCAGCTGCTAACGCTGACAAGGATAACCCTTTTGATTTCCGACAAGCACAAGGAACGAATCAAAATTTCTTTGGTTCTCAAGTGATTTCAAACTTAGAAATAGAGCCATTCAAATATGAAGAACTTAACGGAACTCCAGTATCTGTACTGAAAGGTCTGAAAGTTGATGCTGTTATCATGACCGTAACACAAACAAAGAACATTATTACGACACCAGTACAAGGTCGTAACGGCACAGTGAAGGAATATATATCTGATGGAGATTATTCAATTGATATTGAGGGTATCTTAGCTTCAAAAGATAATGAATACCCTACTGAAGAAGTAAAAGCGTTGATTAGGATATTCAAAGCACCAGTTCCAATTAAAATGACCTCTAAATTCTTATCATATTTAAATA